GGTATGCGATGAATAGTCCGTTGAGAAAGAATGAAAGGATCATCAAGATTTTAAAACCGAACTGCTGTCGTAAGTCTGAACGACACATTTCCAACTCAAGTTCATAATCTTCTTTCACTTCCCTAACATCTTCACGTAGGTTACGCAAGTCGGTGATCACTTTGTCAAAATCAGTGTCCATTTTATAAGTGTACACGCGAAACACTTAAGTATATGAACAACTATCTAAATACTATGATCTGGTATTATTGTCGATCGTGTAAAATTACATATGACGGGTTTGCGCAATGCTGTCCCGATCTTGATCACGTGCAACTTGAAATTACAAGCGATGAAGAGTTTTCCGATTCGGAATTATAAAGTGGTATATCCTTCTAATACATCATCTGTAGGTGGTGGCGTTTCTTCTTGAACATCCTGTTCTTCGTCTTCTTCGCTGGACGGTGTACCTAATGCATCCCACGTCTCCTTAGACATGGCGGGAAATTTATAACTCTTCTCTTCTCTGGATTTAGAAATTCTGGCAATTATAAAAGCGACACAGACGGACACGATCGTGGAAATAAATATGATACGAATGATCGTTGGCTTGCGGAGATCCATATCTATAGTAGAAACATAGAATTAAATATTCGGTATTTATATATGAAAGTTATTCTCAAGAAAAGCCCCAATCCTAAAAAAAAGTACAGGGTTACTTTCGAAAACGGTTCACATGTCGACTTCGGAGGTAAGGGGTATTCAGATTATACGATTCACAAAGACCCGTCACGTATGAAAAGGTATCTCGCACGTCACGGACGCATGGGTGAAACATGGACTAAAAGTGGAATTAAAACGGCCGGGTTTTGGTCTAGATGGCTTTTATGGAGTAAACCTTCGATGTCGGGAGCTAAAAAACTCATGACAGCGCGCTACGGTATCACATTTGCTTAAAAGAAATGATCTGTTCTGTAAAGTTTAGCTTCATAAGGAGCAGCTTTACCGAGTACATTAACATTCTCATTACCGTATAACTCTCTACACCCTAAATCATCCATGCAGTCACGGCCATCGTGTGTTATAGGTATCGAATAGATCTGCTGTCCAGGTGTAGATGTATAGTAATGATACTGATCGCGCCGCCCACGTACTTCTTTTCCATATAATGGGAGTGTATCGCCATTATCACCTATCAGTACACCCATTTGCTGAACATGTCCAGGTTTATAGTCCTTTATAGGCGGGTCTCTAAATTCTGGTTGTCGTCTGCGGAGTGGCTCAATCTGACGCATTGGTGAACGCATAGGCACCTGAACAGGTACCCGAACAACTTCACGGGGTCGTGTCACGAGATATATAATCACACCCACAAGAGCGATAATAATAATTAATCCCGTCGCGTTCGCGTTCTTACGTTTCATTTATATATCCTAGGAAAATATTCTGGGACGTGGTATAATTCCAAGTTTGAATTGTACCATAAGCCAAAGGGAGAATAATATAGATTTTACTACCTGATCGGACGTTTCATTATCAATGTTATATATAGGTCTCATCAATCGCCCAAAGAATGTATCTTTCTGTTCTTTACCAGTCATTTGAGATTCTAAAATCGTGAGAGCGCATGTATCATCATTTATCGCCCAATGAAAGAATACGAATGGTATTATTACGGAATACATCTTTAGCCACTTTATATTTCTCGTAAACGGAACTACGAGTGACGTGATGAATACTATTGTGTGAATTATAAAAATAATATTCATATCTTAATATGGACAAAGAAAAGAAAGTGCGTTCAAAAACAAAATTCATGTGGTCTCCACAGCAGGAGCAGATTTTGAAAACATGGGGTGAAGCTTCCGCGTGTTACAGGTATATGCATAACCATGCGTTCTTAATATATAAGAAACAGAATATGCAGTTTTCACTTCCTGTAATTGTTTTGTCTACGATCACTGGTACTGCAAATTTTGCACAGAGTTCACTGCCAGCGAGTATAAGAGGTGCAGCACCCGCGATGATTGGTGGGTTGAATTTGATCGCAGGTATAATCGCGACTATCATGCAGTTTCTTAAAATAAGTGAAATGATGGAAGGGAATCGCGTCGCTTCGCTTCAATATGGTAAACTATCACGAACGATTCGCTTAGAATTAACACTTCCGATAGAAGAACGATCGTGCGATGGATCCACTATGATAGATACGTGTCGCGCTGAATATGATAAGCTCATTGAACAGTCCCCACCGATACCATATTTTGTCATTCAGGCGTTCGAAAAGCAATTCCCAGATGATAATGGAATTTTCAAACCAGAAATAATGCACATTCAACCGATTGACATGTTCATAAGTGAAGATGAAATGACTAACGAATTGAAGAAGGATTTATCTGCCATCCGCGGTGGAAATGACAGTTCTGATTTAGAAGATGTCGTTATAAAATCTTAGAGAGACGACGTGTGAGATATGCAACCATCATGAATAACATTACATTAAAGATACCAATGCAAATCAAATAAGGAAGAACTCTCCTTTTCACCGGTTCGAGTATCCTTGTCTGAATTGTATCACTCTCTAAAAAAATATCTAAAGCTTGATCAGTAAGTTCATCGGTCATGGACTCCTTCATTAAAATTATACCACAAAAAAAACCACGTCCACCAACGCTTCACCAAAATGAAATCGACTTACTCGAAAAATATATCAAAGAGGGTCACAACGTTTTCATATGTGGTCAAATTGGATGCGGTAAAACTTTTATCGCAGAAACAGTTCTAGATTCATCCAACACGATCGAATTACACTCTGAGCTTTTTCAAAAAAAAAGTTCATTCATGGATTTGATCGGTCGTACATCTTCTCATATTTTTATCGATGGATACGATGCATCTGTTCATGGGCATAAGCAGGTTATAGACCGTGTTTCTGAAAATAAATTAAAGGTGACCAATGGTTCCGTCGTGGTTACATCTACATCGATACATATGATACCCAATTTCAAACTGATAATCGTACCTAGAAGAACACCAGATGCAATATGTTCCCTGGCATGTGATCACCCAAATGCCAGTTACGCTGCATCCGAATGTAACGGGAACATACGAAACTTTTTCGACTATCTAAATTTTTCTCACGTGAAGGATATTTTCAAAACGTCGAAAGATATCGTCACTGATATATTATGTCATAAGGGTGGGTTCGATACATCTCAGACGGTACACGAACATGGTCATGTATGTGATGTCATACATGGGAATTATCTACTTTCAAAAAATGCTAACGTATGTGCTATAATTGATTCTTTATCAGAATCAGATATATACGACACACAGATGTATAAAGGTGACTGGAATTGTATGCCATTTTATATCGCTTCTGGAATGGCAGTTCCTAAATTGAATATGGGTGAACCAGTCGATCCAACTAAAATACAACCAGGGAGTTTATGGACCAAATACGGTAATTTTAAAATGCGACAAAATAAACTTCGTGCCATTCAATCGAGACAACCTACTAAATTGGGGCACGACGAACTAAGTTTAATTAGACAATATGCAATTGCGGGGGATCTAAACCCTTTAATAGAATACAAACTCGAACCACTTGATTTTGATGTGATGAATCATCTTGCAGTTGGTAACAAATTAAAACCAACCGATGTTACAAAAGTTAAAAAGAAGCTTCGTAGTTTGTTAAATGAGTAGTGTCGACACCGATTCAGACACCGAGGATCATGAGGTTGTACGTGTGAATGGATGTGACATATACTATTATGGTGAAGTCGATAGAGAGAACGCACTCGACTTCCTAGACGAGTTTAAGAAGCTCGAAGTGAACTTATTGAAAAAGGCTATCGAACTACCGGGGTATACACCCACGATCAGGGTTCATATACACAGTGATGGTGGTGACGTTTTTTCGGGATTGAGTATGATGGATGCTCTAAAATCGTCACGCGTGAATGTCGTCACGATCGCAGAGGGTACATGTTGTAGCGCTGCGACTTTTATGCTGCTCGGTGGAAGTGAGCGTCTGATGGGAAAGTATTCATTCGTTCTCATTCATCAACTGTCATCCGGGTTCTTCGGTAAATATACTGAATTGAAAGATGAAATGAAAACGTGTAAAAAAATTATGTCGGTCATTAAGAATCTATACGAGAATGAAACCTCAATCCCCAAAGAAAAGATGTCTCAATTTATGAAGCGTGACATATATCTCGGATACGATGAATGTATCAAGTACGGGATCGTTCACGGGCATTCCTAGTGATGATATATCGCCTGTACAAAACGAGTACACCCAATATGATAAATCCAACGCTAATCGTATTCAAATTCATGGGAATGTTCGTTAACGGAGGGGGCTTAAGTCGCTCCATTCTTTCATAATTTACAACGGGTATCATCCTACTACATTATGAACACAATTTTTACCACCGACAAAAACGGCAAGAAGCGCTACATCGACATTAGGGTCGAAGAGCGGAACGGATGCTGGTGCATTGTTAAGGCATCTGGCCAGGTTGGAGGCAAAGAAGCTACATCTGTGACAGAAGTCCCCCTCGGTTATGAAAGCGCTGTGAAACGTGCGAATACGGTGTGGAAAAATTTGAACACTAAGACTACCACGATCCTACCCATGCTCGCCAATAAGTGGGAAAGTCGTAAAAAGTATATCAGTCAACCCTTTTACGTTCAACCCAAATTGGACGGTGTCCGTCTTTTGGTATCCAAGGACGGGGGTATCTCGAGGACCGGTAAGATTGTACCCGGTACTGAAATTCTTGGCAGGGGTCTCGAGGAGGGTCAATATGTCGACGGTGAAGCATTTGACCCCAAACTTAACTTTGAAGAACTTACAAGTACTTTCAAAACAGACCCTTTGAAGCTCAAGTTTCACGTCTTTGACTACTTTGATCTCAACCAGCTTAACATGTCATTCGAGGAACGATGGGAAAAGGTTAAGTCTCTCAAGAACCCCCATTACGAATACGTGAAGACTACACTCGTCATGATGCATGACCATGTATCTTCCATTCATAAGCAGCATGTCGAGGAGGGTCACGAGGGTACCATGATCCGTGATAAGGATAGTGTGTATGAAGTGGGTCAGCGAAGCAATTACCTTCTCAAGTTTAAGGATTTCCAAACGGAGGAATATGAGATTGTTGGTGCCAAGACGGGTCATGGTCGTGACGCTGACGCAGTTGTATGGGTCTGCAAAACCCAAGATAACAGAGAATTCACAGTCAGGCCTGAGGGCACTATCGTTCAGAGAGAAGAGAACTACAAAAACCGTGAGAAGTTTATGGGGAAGATGCTCACTGTGCGTTTCCAAAACCTGACCGCTCTCGGTGTCCCACGTTTCCCTGTTGGTGTGGTAGTCAGGGATTACGAGTAAATTTATACGGGTGGTGCTGAAGGATCTATTCTAGCTGCAGTGCGCATATCGACATGTGCTGATGGGTCTAATGTAGCCGGTGCGTGCATTGCTGCTAGTTTCGAAAAGTGTTGTAGTTCAATGTGAATTTGTTTAAGTTCGTTACATATTTTGATATATGCCCACTCCCTTTTTGTGGGGAACATTTCATCATCCATTATTTCCATAATTTTTCGTACATGTTCCATACCTAAGTCAAGCTTAGAAATTATAATATCATATTAAACATGTCTCTCACACCCATCAAGTTAATCAAAAATGTTTCAGTGAGAAGTAAACTTCTCAAAATTAAAGGTGAAACCCCAGAAATTGACAAGAACGATTATATTGAATCGCGAATTCTCGTGAATAAGAAAGCGAGTAACCTACTTGCCATAGAGGATGCTTCTGAAATTGCCAAATACTATCTACATAAGAAAGGTGTATTCGAACGAATCGCCAAAGATATCAAGAAGGAATCCGGGAAGAACTTCCGTTTCCTGTTCCGTAAGACATCTTCAATGGAAAGGCGTCCTTTAGCTACCAAAGGACGTAATGGTACTGACTATATTCTCATGGAACACTCATTCCCTGACGGGTCTGGACATTACGGTATGACACGAGTTAATCACACTAATAAGACTGCACTGATTTATGACTCGATGAAAAACGAAGATTCCGATTTCGAGAGCCCATTGAAGTCCCTGCTGGGTAAAGGATACAAAGTATCGAGTGGGACAATTCACGGATGCTATCCTCGTTTGAGAAATGCGACGAACACTGATTTAAATCCACAACCCACTGGTGGATTTGTGTCA